ACAGCAGTACGTTTTCTACTTTATCTCTTACGGCTACCATATCACCATACTTTGGAGCCATTACACTGAACATATAACTTAGATTCTGCTTATCAGTGTATCCTTCAAGGGTTTTAAGCTTGTTAGTTTTAATCCTTGCGTAAACCAAATAAGGTCTTGTTACGCCTTCTGGTGCGTTTGTGGGATATATGGAATTAGACAGCTCCGGTATGGCTTGTATTAATTCATATCTAAGTTCTTTTTCCACTGTCATCACCTTCCATTATATCAAGATAGTCTGCTTGTTTACTATAGCGAACAAATACCCAAAAATTTTGGTTATATTCTGGTGAATCCCATGTTATCCGCCAATTATTTGTAAGCACACCAATTGCTAAGGGGGTTTTAGTATAGGTGTCAAGCAAGTAAAGCGTATCTCCTTTTGATATTTCCTTCCCATTGCTGTCAAAGTATCCAGTTTTAATATTAGCCGTTTCTTTTTCCACTACTTCAACCCCCTTTTCGCTATTTCTGCATCAATTTTCTGCTTCATCGTAGTTACAATTACCTGCTGTACTTTAGGCGCGTTATTTTCTAAAGCACCATGTATAAACCGGTATCCTGGTATGTAACGTCCATTTTTGGTAAAGTATCCGTATTCCTGGCTTACTGGGTAATAAGCTACAATGTTACCGTCTTTATCCTTCTTCTGGAACACATCATTATAATCCTTATTAAAGACTACCTGGTAAATCTTCTTGCCTTTTGTCTTTGTTCTTTCTCCTACAAGCTTCATACCCTTTTTAAGCATTCCGGTATCCTGTGGGGCCTTGGCTTTTGCCTGGCTTAATACTACATTCATACCTTTTCTGGCTGCTGCAGTGACATGCTTCTGTGGTGTTTTTCCAAGTTCCTTAAGGCTTTTCTGCAGCTCTTTCATACCAGTTATTTTAAAGTTTGCTTTTGCCATTATTTCACCAGCCTACAATAAAACAGTAATTCCATATTTCTGTCACCAATATTAATCGGCTCTCCAATTATCTCATATGTAAAATCACCGTTTTTCAATCGCATTGTACTATTTGTACCCGGAAAGTATCCAGTTAGAAACTTTGCATCAATTTGCACATCTGTAGTTAATGCAGTATAAAATTCTTTTCCAATTATCGGTTCTTTACTTGCCCACACCCCACCTTTAAAAACATTCCATGTATCAATTGGATCACCATAATCATCTTGACCGGTAGCATGGATTAAAATATCAACTTTATGTCGTCGCAGGTTTATCACCCCACTTTAATTTAGTTAATATCCTTGTTTTTTCAGTAACTAAATACTGTGTATTTTTTGCACTGTCTCTGTCGGCATAAAAAGAGAGCCATACCATAATCCGTACAGCCCTCTTTGCAGTTTCAGTCATTGTTGTATCTGCAAGTAATATACCTGTAGATATTTCAATTTCTTCTTCGGCAGATTTTATGAGGTCAGTAATGATAGTATCACTGGCCGTTCCATCCTCTCCGAGAAAGTCTTTCATGTCCTGTAATGACACTATCACACAATCACCTCTCCTTATGCAGCTGCGATAAAGATTTCTCTTTTAATAGCTGCCGCAGAATCCATTTTCTGTGCATCAAGTCTCATGATTCCCCTTACTTCTGTTGAATCTGTTACCCATGCATTACCACCAATGTTAGTTGATGCAACTTCCAATGTCTTACCCTGGAATAATGTACCAAACACCTTGTAATCTCCGATATACACAGGATAATATGTTCCTTTTGTTGCTCCGGTAGTAGTTACAACCCTGTTAGCAAGTTCAACATCGGAAAGTACTACTACTGGTTTGCTCTTGAATATCATAGGTGCACCGGTTGTAGGATCCGGTTGAATTAATCCTCTTCCGTCGGTTCCTGTTAAGCTGTCCAGGTATGCAAAGCCGCTCTGATTAGTAATAATAACTGCATTTGCAGAAATACTAGGGTCTAAATCCTTTGTGATAACCGCTTTTAATGCATCAACTTCGCTACCTACAGTCAGGTTGGCAGGTGTTAATGTGTCTAACAATGTCTTTAACTTAGCATTTTCAGTGATAACTCCTTTCTTTGCAAACCATCTTGCTAAATAAGCCATTAATCCGGCGGTGTTGTCATTCATTAATTCACTGGATACCGGAACTCTTAATCCATATTTGGAAAGTGAATATGTAACTTTTGTAAATGACGGCTGGTCACCTGTTCCAATGGTAGCCATCTCATCGACAGCAGCAAAACCGGTTGTAGGTGCATTATCTACAGCTCTCCAACCCGTGGGGGTTGTTACAGTCTCTACATTGAAGTAATCTGCTAATTTAACGAGCTGCCTTCTCTGTTCAATAATCATATCATTAAATGAGATAGGTACAAGGAATCCACCATCAGCGCCGGAAGGTGTACCTCCACCTTCTGTCAAAGCATTGTAAAGAGGTGCGACTTTCTCATTTCCAACACCATTTTTAGGTGTAATTCCATTAGTAATAGCATAGAAAAATGCATTGAGATACTCATCATCATTTCTGTTTGTAAGTCCGGCTGTCAATCCAGGAAGACCGGTAATACCAACATTGGTGAACTTACTATTTTCATTGTTCAGTGCATCAAGGGCTTCAATCTGTGTATTGAGATCTTTTACCTCTTCCATCTTGGATTTATATAGCTCCATATCCTTGGAATTTAATGCATTTTCAGCATCGGTTAATAAAATTGCTCTCTGATTTTTTAATTCATAAATTTTGTTCATTAAATATACCTCATTCTTTCTTAGAATCTTGATTTTTCAATTTCAATTTTGTTTTTAAGCATTAAAAAATCAACCTCATTATCAGGTTGATCTGTAGCTTCGTTATATGGTTGTTCATTTTTAAGGAATTGCTTTAATTTAATTGCTAAATCCTCTTTGTCGATGCTGTTATATACCAACTGGGCACCTTTGATGATTCCATTCATAACATCATCGTTTTGTGATTCATCAAATAATTTACCATCAGCGAACCCCATTTCAATAGCCGTATCGGCAGACATCCATTTTTCACTATCCATCATTGCAGATACTTCTTCCCGGCTTAGATTTGTCTTTTTAACATAAGCATTAAGAATACTTTCTTTAACCTCTGTGAGTATCTCAATGGCTTTCTGCATATCCTTTACTTCACCCTGAGCCACTGTTAATGGATTATGTATCATCATTACACTGGTGGGAGACATTAGTATTTCATCACCCGCCATTGCAATAACACTTGCTGCAGATATTGCGGTACCGTCAATCTTAACTGTAACCTTTCCTTTATGGTTTTTAAGTGCTGTATAGATAACACTGGCTGCAAAACATTCACCACCGTTTGAATTAATCCACACCGTCATATCTTTACCATTCAGAGATTTAATTGCTTTTTCTAACCCTGTAGCAGAACGGTCCGGTTTATCAAATAGCCAATCCCAAAAACCTTGTTCCATTGTTATAGGCCCATCAATTCGTAACTCATTTTCACCAGTTTCAGAATTATTTACAACATTCCAAAATTGCTTCAATTTTTTTCACCTCCATTTCTGTTTTTACTCAGTTCTTCAAATAATTCAAGGGGTACATAATTCAGACTTGCATTTCTTGTATGTCCTCCTGGAACATTAGGCATATCTTCTAATCCTAGAACATCATTGACACTAAATGCGCCCATTTCTCTCATATTTTTATACCATGCACCCCTCGAAGCTGTATCTCCTTTTAATTCAGCCATCATATTACGCCTAACCTCAAGGCCTTTACGTTTCTCTGAATCAAACAGTAATTTATATGTGTCCTCTTCTTCGTATTGGGTAACATAGGGGTGCAATGTATTAACAACATATTCTATCCCATTTTGCTCATTTGATGAATAAGATTGCTTTCCACTGTTTATCTTGTATAAGGGCACTCCATAAAATCTTGCTATATCCTCTATTGATACCGTCTTGCTCTCTACAAACTGGGCATCCCTGTTACTTAAAGAAATAGGTTGGTAAGATAATCCAAGGTCAAGGACTGCGATTCTAAATGCATTGTCTACACCATTATGAATACTTTCCCATTCATTTCTTATTTTGTCCTTGGCTGGCTTATCAAGTTCTGCATCTGCCTTTAAAACTCCGCTGGGTCTTGCATTATGTGTATAAAGCTTATTCTCATAATTTTGTGCTGCCTTAGCTGTATTAATTACATCACTTGCCCGGCTCAAAACAGAAATACCAGTTATGCCATCCTCTGAATAAGCCTTGTAATGAAGGATATCAAAGTTATCTAACTTCCTAACCTCACCGGTTCTAGGATGTGTGAATATATACCAGAGTTTACCGTTATTATCTATCCATGGTGTTATATAGTCAGAACATATAGGAATTAATTCTTGCGGTCTGGCTGTGTTTGGACTTCTTACAATAAGTCCATAACCATTGCCTTTCATAAGGATATTAGTTTGTATTAACTTTTTGTATACACTTGGTGTCATTGCTTCATTGGGTCTATCACATAAGATACTTAATAACGGGTGCTTGATATGAGCCTTTGTATTGCTATCCATTACAAAGATTGGTAACTTGCTTAATGAATTTGTAATACATTCTACACAAGCATTTACCGCTGATAACTTCATTGCTCCTGTTTGTGTAGTACCAGTAGTTACACCAGTCAACCACTCTACTGGGTCATTTAAAGTCATATTCCCTTGCGTAAGGCTATCTGAGTTTGTTATATTTCTTATAGCTCTATCAAATATCGTTTTAATCACCACCTTTCAGCCTATATTTTCATGATTTGCTCCAAATTATTGCTCCACCGATAAGTAAGCATCCCATTACTATAAAACCAAGCGGTTCATTGATCCTGTAACATCCATATGAGATACTGATCGCACCAGATACCGCCAATGCATCTGGAATGAACTTATATAACTGTTTAAACCCATTTGTTATTGATTCCTTGTATTTATGCATCACAAACTCCATTCCTCTGAATTTATTCTATCATTTAGACTGGTAACCTCATTGATTAAAGCCGTTGCCATTGCTATAATCCAAGCTACAGTTACATCAATACGCCCAACTGACTTATTTTTCATTGGCTTTAGGTTCTCATTTCCATCCGTGGCAACTCTTATATTTCCAAAACACCATCTTGCGCATGGGTTTTTCTCATGTTTTAGTTCTTCTTTAAGTAATAATTCTTCAATCTTTTTCATCGCTGGTGACATATTTTTCATATCTTGCGGTATTTCTGTTACAGCGATATCACTTTTCATAACATGCTGTGTAAGCATTCTTGACAGATAAGGGTCACACCCTAGCATTTTAATTTCGTATTCGCTTGCCACTCTATATATTTCCGATTCAACAAAATCAAAATCAATACAATTTCCTGGTGTTGTCTTAACATATCCTTGGTCAACCCATCTTTCGAAATCAACATGATCTCTTCTCGAACGTTCTCTCATTTTTTCATCTGTAATCCACGGAAGAAACAAGGTATACCATTTATTCAATCCTTCTTGTGGTGGAAAGAGCAATACTAGGGCAGTTAAATCGGTTGTGGTTGACAAGTCCAGTCCTGGGTAGCATCTCTTGCCTTTCAAATCTGGCCATTCAGTTTCATTTTTATCGTATAAGGTTAATGGTAGCCATCCCACTGCCTTGGTTGAAATCCATTGATTAAGTCTTAACCACCGGAACAACCTTTCTGAATAATCACTTTGTCTTGCATCTAAGGCCTCTTGCCTGAGAGTATCTATTTCAATAGTTTCACCTAACGATGGGTTGCATTCATACCATAATGCCTCGTCATATATATCTATTTCTTTTAATTTATCAGTGTCAGGATCACCAAGTCCATAAATAATAGGCAACCAAACAGGATTATCATAATTCCCATCTGTGTTGCCCTTTCTGTATTCAGATATTTTATATGCTTTTTCATGTATTTCCCAACCAATTGAACCTCTGTCTGGGTCATCTCCGGCAGTGGTAAGTACTATCCAAACCGGCTGAAACCTTGCAGAACCAGAACCAAAAGTCATGATATCCCACAATTCACGTCCCGGCTGTGCATGTAATTCGTCAAATATAACACATGATGGCTTATATCCATGTTTGGAATATGCCTCTGCCGACAATACTTTCATAAAAGTACCGGAAACTTTATCTTTTATTTCCTTGGTACTTTCTTTTATCTTGGCTTGCTTACTGAGTGTCTTATTCTGCTCTAGCATACCCAAGGCTGCATTGAAAATAATACTGGCATTTGATTTATCAGCAGCTACCACATATACTTCTCCATGCATTTCTCCGTCTGCGAATGTGTGATATAATCCAAGCGCAGCAGCAAGTTCTGACTTACCGTTCTTCTTTGGTATCTCAAGATATAAATATTGATATTGTCTGGAATCATTATCTCTAACATTCCCATAAAACTGTTCAAGAGCGTTTTTCTGCCATTTTAGTAAATCAAAAGGTACTCCATACCATTTACCATCTACATGTTTTAGGCATTCAACGAAGTTGATTGTAAAATTAGCATATTCTTGCTTGTACACTATCCGCGTTTTCTACCCAAGAGCTTTTTCATTGGGTCCTCCTCCTCTTCGTTATTTACTTTCTTTGGTATGGAGCGAAGAGCGGAAGCAACAGTCATTATATTTTCTTTTTCTATATCAAGTAACATTTTTCTTTTTGCTTGAATCTGTGAATCAATAGCTAACATACTTTTTAATGATTCATTATACGTTTTTGAATATGCTCTAATAATACTCGCCCTATCATCCTCTGGAGCATTGTCAATTTCATCATTAAACGCTTCATCTAAACGCTCTATTATTTCATATAAACGTTCTCTTTTTAACTCAAAATCCGCACATTCGGCCTGTAAAATAACATATCTGTTAATTACAGATTCATATAACGCATCATTCTTTTTTATGTTTTTGAGAAGTTTATTTATTCTTAAAAATTCTTTATGAGCGAATTCATTGTCTTTAACAATCTGGCGTTCTTTCAATGCAACTCCGCTTTCCAGGGCTTCTTCTTCTCTTTTTCTCTGTTCTAATTCTGCTTTTGTTCTATGGCTTTTATTTTCTGTAGACAAGACGGTAAATGGTTTTGGTGGTGTTGGCATATTGAGAACTCCTTTCTTTAAATGTTGATGTGGGAAATTGTTTCACGTCGAGGTTGACACATGGTATCTAGGTGGTCAATATAAACATTTCAAGGGTGGGGGGCTCTAATATTTCCATATCCTCCATCTTCCTTGGCTGTTTTTTTACTATGGCATACATGACATAACCCTTGCCAGTTCTTTCTATCCCAGAATAACTTCTTATCTCCCTTATGTGGAATGATATGATCTGTTTCTGTAGCTGGTTCGTGTTTACCTTGTCTTTCGCATTCAGCACACCATGGATGATTAGTTAGATAACCCTTGCTTGCTGATCTCCACTTACTTGTATATCCTCTTTCATGTGCTGATAATCTATTGCTATCACGCCTTGCATTTACTTCCTTCTGATGCTTATCACAATATGTATTATCCGTTAACATGCTGCACGATGGATGCTTGCATGGTTTTAGTGGTTTGTTCATGTAATCACATCCTTTTGAATATTTATAACCATACTAATAATATAAAGCCGTAATTATTTATATAATTATAAATTACTTTGTATAATTACTTACTCTTCTCACTCTTAGTGAATAACAGTTTGATTAAGACAATTGCTAACCATATACCCGTTGCTGCTTTTAAACTAAATATTATGCCAAAACACATGGTTATTAGCTTAATAAGTCCTACCACAATACACCAGCTTGCACCATACATAAGCGCAATAACTGCTATAACTCCTAACACTGTAATTATATTCTTCATTTTTCTTTCCTCCTTATGCAACGCCTATCCGGCTCCTTCTTATAACTCACTGCCCCGCTACTACCCCTAACCTTAACAATAGTTCCGCATTTATTACTGCTTATATGTTTGCATCCTATGCAAGTCTTATGTGCTGCCATAGTGTTCCTTACTGCATTTGTTACAACGCCGTATGTATTTCTTTTGTTGGTGTCCTGCCTTAGTGGTATCCATGTAATAGCCTGCAGCAATGTATTTGTGTTGGCAGATGAATCTTTGTTTTAGTTTATTTATTATTGTCATAGGCTCACTCCGTATAATCCATTATTTCTTTAACACTCATACCATCAATACCAGGTGATTCCTTACTGTCTGTCGGTCTGTAATGGCATCCAAATGGCTCAGGATACATAAACAACATCATGCAGAAGTTAGCAACGTCAGCAAGGTATTCAACATTCTTTGTCTGCTTAAACTTATCTAACCGGATCTCTAAGCTTTTTACAAAGTCTTGCGTTCCACTCATGGCATTCTCTTTAACTGTGCCATACTTATAGAACGATGTAGCCATCATCTTTTTTCTTAGTTCGTCAAACTGTAAAGAATATTCCGTTTTTAATATTTCTTCGACTGACATATTGACCTCCTACACATAATAAATAGCCGCCAGTTTATCTGTTGTGTACTCGAACAACATGAATCGCTTAGCAGCCATCGTATAACCGTTTTTCTTGTGCCATTTATCTGTCGGAACCTTAGTGGATAATCTTCTTACTAAGCATCCGTTTAAATCTCCTAATTCCTTTTCAACATGCAGGTGACCTATGTGTATTTCCTTAACCTTGGCATATGCATATTCAATTGGGTTTTCCTCTACGAACAATTCTTTCACCTTAGAAAGATTATTAGGAATCGTGTCACCATGAGTTAATCCAATAAATACATTACCGTATGTGATAAGCTTTCTATATTCGAATCGGTCATTATAATTAGCCTGTGGAAACATATGTTTTAAAACCTGTACAATCGTCCATGATAGCGTTTCTGAGTGGTTACCCATTGAATATATTACATTAACAGTTTCAGCGTGTTCTAGAGCCGTCTGCATGATTGCAAAGTAAAATCTTAAGCAGTCATCGTATGCTCGTTTAACATCTATCTCGCCGATGTATGTGCCGTTACTGGTATGTCCTTTTAAATCTTCTGTATGTAAGAGATCTTCTCCGATGACAATATTAATCTCTTTATATTTCCTCGTCCTGATTAACTCCAATGTGTCATTTAATGTGTCCTCATAATCAGCAAAGAAAGCAACACCCCAATGCATGTCATCAAATGTTATTTCTAACATCCTATCAAGTATTGCTTTAATCTTAGGTTTGACCGGTTCAAATGGAGATATAGACCGGATAGTCTCTATGACCTGCATATATATTCCGTCATTGCCTTTTGACTTTATCCAAGCTTGCACTACTTCGCCTGCAGAATTAACCTGTACTGTGGTTGCATGTGGTAAATAATTATATCCAAGGTTACCAGCTTCTAATAATTCTGAATCCGCCCATTTCTTTCGTTTCCACATCTTAAGCATTCTGCGGAAACTCTCAAACTGTGTAGAATATTCCTTTGAGTAGTATTCCAAGTATAC